TACCAGCCGCGTTTCCTGTCAGGATCAGCGATTTCCTGAATACCTCGGCCTCTTCACTTCCCTTGTAGTACGCGATACCTACACCAGCTACTGTAGCTGCCAGGATGGTGAAGGGGTTCACCAATCCCAGCACATATCCGCCTAGGGCACGCGTGGCAGGCCCAATGCCTCCAAACATATCTTTGAGCTGACCGCCCTGCTGAAGCAGCACGGTCAACGGCGCCTGCCCACCTTGCAGCGACACAACGATATCAGTGAACTGGGCTGGTACTCCGCGCAAGGCAGCCGCAGTAGCCTTGGCTG